AAGCAATTCCTACATAGTCTGAACCCCGAATATATCAAATAAGGTATTCGCTGTTTGGATGTGAGCTTTAAAGTCCCAAAAGGTGATCTCGCCTAAGAATTTCTTAGTGACGAAGAGATAAGTCAATATAGGGATATATTGATCCTACCAAAGCTAATAACTATAAATATAGTTATGGGCAGAGGAAGTATAGAAACTTTCTTGCTTATTAGCCTAGCAATGTTTCGCAGCATTGTTACGAGATTGGGGTTAGCAGCCCCCTTCAGTTAAAAGGGTGAACAGATGTCCAATTCCACACAATTTATTATAATTAAAGCTACTATTTTCACTTTATTTTATAACAAACTGCGGAAATCGAAGGCTGTTACAAAGATATGGATATCTCATAAAGAGGTACTCATTTTCTTTAGAACAGTCATCTGGTTTACACAGACTCAAGCACTCAAGCCCGAAGCTAGATTACTTACCTCACGTATCTCAAAATTAATTAATGAGAACGGTTGGAAGACAGCGTTTCTTTATTTGAAAGAAGCGCTTCGTCTAACATTCAGAGCTTTAAGTGGTTCTCCGGAGAAGGGTGGAAAGTCTTTTCCTTTGGTTAAGACTGATTCCTTTGGGTTTCCTACTATTATACCATTAAAGCTTAGAATCTCTTTACGAGATCCTAAGAATAATGTTATGATTGTAAGGATGACTCTAACCATTCTTTCTATATTTAGGGTATTCAATTGGCATCCTAAACCTGATCTTTCGTCAATTATTGACCCTCATGATGGTGAAACGCGAGTTTTACCACAAGAGGAGATAGATTTAGTTACCTCTCGATTATTCCTAGGTAATAGATTGAGATGGAAGTCCTTCGTAGGTGTCATATCAGAATCTGCAGGACCCAACGGTAATAAAGCTACTTGGTCTAGTGGAATAGATGCCTTGGCATTTATCCATTATCCTCGTAATCTTTATTACTTCCTTAAGATCGGATTAATTACCCGATCCTATGGATATATCTGTTGGATTATTTCAATTCTTCTATTAGCATCACCTTTGTATTATCTTCTTTTCATATTTGGTTTAATGAAAAGATTACATCTTGGGAGACTGTCAACTGTATACGATCAGGCAGGAAAAGCTAGAATCGTTGGTATAGCAAATTGGTGGGTGCAGCTTGCTCTTAAGCCCCTTCATAGTGAAATCTTTAAATTATTAAAGACTCTTCCTATGGATGGAACTTTCGATCAAATTGCTCCCTTAGCTCAGTTAGTTAATAACTGTAATAAGGGACACCGTTTCTATTCTTTCGATCTATCTTCTGCTACCGATCGTTTACCTATTGACTGTCAAGTCCAGATATTAGATAGTTTAAAGATTGATGGTTCTTTATGGAAGGGTATATTAGAGTACCCGTGGGCCTTCAAGAATAAATTAATATCTTATTCTGTAGGACAACCTATGGGTGCCTATTCGTCGTGGGCAATGTTGGCGCTAACACACCATGTTATCGTTCAAGTTGCAGCATTACGAGCTAATAAGGTAGTTCCTTTCGAGTACTATGCAGTACTCGGAGACGACGTAGTTATCAATGATAATGAAGTCGCCGACCAATATCTTATATTGATGGAATCTCTTGGTCTTAAAATTAACTTATCGAAGACAATAATCTCTAATGATTTTATTGAATTCGCTAAGCGTTTTATCACCCCTGAGATTGACTTTTCTCCTATCGGAGCAGGAAATATCCTGTCCTTTATTAGAAAGCCTGTCTTTATAAGCTCATTGCTCAAAGAGCTTTACCTTAAAGGTTATATTCTTTCATCAGACACTATTCGATCTTTAATCTCCTCACTTTCTCCTGTTTATCAGAAGAAGTGGGGGAGTTTAATATTATGGACATCTCAGTCTGTAATCGGTTTCCTTACTACCTTAAGCCCAGATATCCTTCTAAGGAAGGAACCTGAGTATTCTTATGATAGTAGTCCTCGTCGTCGAGAATCTCTCGATATGAGGCTATCTTACTTTGATTCCGTTTGGAATCAGGTAAGAGAGGATATACAGAATGCTGCTAAGCAGATTGATTTGAACCAATCCT